GATCGGATCGATAATAACAATGCTATTTTTAAGCGTCTGCAATGGGTTAATGATTACCAGAATATTTTTCTGTTGATCGAAGGTCTTTTTATTTATAAGTCTCTTCGTGGAGAAGCGTTTGTCTATTTAGCCGGTGAAGAAAAAATCCCGGACAATTATCAGCTGCTTGACCCGCTAATGATGTCATATAAAGCAGACAAAGAAAATGGGCAGATTTTACACTGGACATATATAAACAAAAACGGCGCACAGATTAAACTTGACCCAGATCGTGTGCTGCAAATCAAATATTACAATCCGTTTTCGCCGTTGCGCGGCTTATCTCCGGTTAAGGCTTGCGCTCAGTCGATTTCGTTGATTAATGCTGACACAAACTTTCAAAAACGGGCGCTGACTGCCGGTGGCCCGGTTGCCGGGGTTATAAAAACTAAACAAGAATTAAGCGACGCACAGTATAAGCGACGAGCGAAAGAATATAAAGAAATGATGTCAGGACAATCAGGTTTGTTGCTTTTGGAAGGTGACGGCGAATATACAGAGGCGAAATTAACGGCCCAGGAAATGCAAACTATCGAACGACATAAAATGGATATTGACCAACTCCTCGGAGTCATGGAAGTACCAAAAGCAGTTGTCGGTTTAACCGACGGTTTTAATTATGCAAACATGAAAGCAGTCAAACAATCATTTTGGACGGAAAAACTTATCCCTGAATTGTTATCATGGACCGTAGAATATAATACGAATTATCTTGATCGATATTTCGGTGAAGGACGATACAGAATACAGCCGAACTTTGATGACATCCCAGAACTACAGCAAACGATTGGAGATAAAATAGAAGCCATCCGCGTTTTAACCGAAAAAGGTGTCCCGTTGTTCGATGTCAACGAAAAATTAGAATTGGGCTTTGATCTTGAAAAATATTCATGGACCAAGACGTGGTGGGCTCCGTTTAGTTTACAGCCTGCGGAAACATTGATGACTCAGGCTGAACCCGAAAAATCATTCGAAGCGCGTGCTATTGATTTTATGGAAGCGGCCAAAGACTACGGCACTGAACATAAGGCAGAAAACGACGACCCTAAACGGGAAAAAGATTTCATCATTTGGAAATCGTTAGTAGTCCCGGTAGAAAAAATAGAAAAGAAATACGCAAGCAAAATATCTGATTTTTTCATGAAGCTGCGTTCCGAAATCCTTAAAAATTTCCGGTCGTCTGTCCCCAAAGATGCGCAATCAAAAGACATCGGCGAAGACCCTCTTTTTGACATGAATAAATGGACTGATCGGTTCCGCAAACTATCTGCCCCGTTTATCCGTGAAGCTATGCAGATAGGGGGGAATACAGCGTGGCTTGATATTGGATTACAAGGTATGTTTGACATCGGACAACCTGCTTCCGTTAGATTTCTCGAAACGACAACATTTGAATTGAAGCAGCCGATTATGACAATCGAAAAAGAAATCCGGGCCGCTGTACAGTCAGGCATCGCAGAAGGCGGAAGCATTGATGAAATTGCCGAGAAGGTCGAAACGCAATTACGAAAAGTTATGAATAAAGCCACTGGCCGGGCGCGGGTGATAGCGCAAACCGAAACCATCCACGCGGCAAACGGTGCAAAACAGCAGGCATACGCTCAATTAAAAATTAAAAATCACAGATGGATAAACTCTTTTGACGCGAGGGTGCGCGATATTCATCAAATAAACGAAGTCGTCGAAGTGGGGCAGGAATTTTCAAACGGCTTAAAATATCCGGGTGATCGGTCAGGATCAAGGTCAACACCGGATAATCTTATAAATTGTCGCTGTATAACGACGGCAGAAATGGAAGGGTCGACAAACCCAGACGAGGAGTAAACAATGGAATTCGCAGACATAACAATTAAAGCAGAATCTGCAGAAAATCGGATTATACGATTTATTGGTACGGATGAAACACTTGACCGTGACCGGGAAATTTTAACCATTTCAGGATGGCAAACAGAAAACTATTTGAAAAATCCGGTTTTTCTTTTCGCTCATGATTACTGGTCGCCACCTATCGGAAAGGCTGTAGCAGTAAACAAGCGAAAAGGGGCTTTAAATTTCGATATTGATTTCGCCCCGTCAGAAATTTATGAATTTGCCGACACTATTTACAAACTTTATAAAGGCGAATATATGTCTGCCGTATCAGTTGGATTTATCCCAGAACGTAAAAGCCGTGTATATGATGAACCGAATAACACGGTTACTACAACAAAAAAAGAATTGCTTGAACTTTCGGCAGTACCAGTCCCGGCAAATCCTAACGCGTTGCAAATACGTGGGATTAAAACAGCCTATCATGACCGAGTGATTGACGAAGCGCAATACAAAGGAATTATTGTACACCTTGGAAGGTGTATCAAATTATTCGATAATAAAAAAGAAAATGAAGGTGATAATGGTTTATACGATAATCTTTTCAAGCCGCGTCAGGACATTGATCCTAAAGGCGCAGAAGATGAAACGATTTATGACAAAGCCATTGTCGCAATAAACAAATTTACAGGAGTCAAATTATGAGTTTAGAATTAAAAGAAAAAGAAGCTATCCAAAAACTTACGGAATTAATGCCGACTCTCGTTGACATGAAAAAAGTCAGCGAAGAAACAGGCGTATCTCTTGGAGAGTTAAAAGAAGCTTTCGCAAAAAATGGTGAAGATTTCAAAAGCCTAAAAGAAGCGGTCGACGAAATCAAAACCAGGAACGCCACTGAAAAAAAGGCAGCCTATCTGTCAGAAATTTCAAATGGTAATCAAGACGATGAAGCAAAAAAAGATTTTTTCGGTTTTATTAAAAATGTGTGGATGGTAAAAGAAAACCCACGTACCGAATACATGGACGGAATTAAGGAATTTCAGGACAAATATAATCTGAAAGGACATCCAGGGCTTGAAACTGACACGAAAGACGCGATGAATACCACGGACGATGGTTTCTCAATTCCGCAGGCATTCAGCAATCAAATTCTTTCCGTTGCTGATCAAGCGTCGGTTGCAATGGCCAAAGCGTCTATCATTCCTATTGGTCGCGGTAACGAACTGCCTCAGATTAATCTTGACACAGATGTGACAGTAGCATGGAAAGGCGAAAATGTTGATCTTGGTGAGTCCGAACCCGAATCGACTCAGACCCGTACAAAGCTGAAAAAGCTATCCGCGTATTCCAAATTCTCAAACGAATATTTGGAAGATGAAGAGGTCGGGATTATTAACTGGTTGATCACCCGCTTCGGGATGAAGATGGGTCAAAAAATTGATTTAGAAGTATTCCAGGGCGACGGCACTAATTTTACTGGTATTTTAAATGCCAGCGGAACTAATGTTGTGAACATGGGAACGGGTGAACTTCCTGCTAATATTGCATGGGATGATTTTGTTGATGTAGAAGAAAATCTACCGACCGCACTGTACATGGACGCTCCTGAGTATTTCATGCACAAAAGCGTATTGTCCTATGTCAAAAAACTGAAAGACAGTCAAAATTTACCGATTTGGATGCCTACAAGCGGTGCTGAACCGCAGACGCTGAATGGTTATCCGATTGTTCGTGTTGACCAAATGCCCACAGCGTCAACGGTAGCGGCAACCGAAGCATTTTTAGCATTTGGAAATTTGGTTAATTATGGCGTCGGTACTAAAGGCGGCTTGTCTGTGATGCGTGACACTCTGGTAACTACTGATCAGTCAGTCCTTGCCGTTCGAAGACGGCTTGCGCTTTCTACATTGTTACCGGATGCGTTTGTAGTATTGAAAGCAGGCGCAGCCAGTTAATAGTGAAGCAGAACCCGGAAAGACGGGGTTTAATCGCCCCGCCTTTTCATAAAATGATAATCGGAGACAAAAATAAAAATGAATTTGTGTACACGTGCCGAGGCGGTAGAATTTCTGAAAATGACAGAACCGTCAGAAGCTCAAAACGATTTCATTGATGGTTTGATTGTCCAATGCTCTGACGTCATTGCGCAATACTGCAATCGTACGTTTGACATGGAACACCGAACAGAATTATATTCTGGCGACGGGTCCCATGAATTGTATTTAGATAATTATCCGATTATCAATATTGTAAAAATGTCGGACGATTTCGACGATGACGACAACACGGTCGGTGAAGAAATAGCCCTTGATCAAATACGCGTACAAAAAAATATAGGTTGCCTGTTTTGGAAACAATATCTTTTTCCTTGCGGCAATCTTAACATATACGTTGAATATTATTCGGGTTATTTGTCAACCGACATTCCAGAGGCATTAAAGCAGGTATGTTTGAGTTTAGTCGCAAGAAAATTCAAACAGAGCGACGAAGGCCGTTTTGGTTTAGAGTCAATTAATGTCATGGGTAAAAATGTTAATTTTGTCAATCTTCGAGACCTTTCGGCACACGAAAAAAAGACTGTTTCAATGTTCAGAAAACCGCCTACCGGAAATAAGGGCTGGTCTTTGGAGTTGTCATGATTACTGCGTCGCTTGAACCTCAATCCGTGCTGTTAAAAATAGCACGACTTCCTAAAGAGCTTGAAAAAGAAGCCTTTACGGGCGTGAAGGTCGCGGCTTTATTCATGGGCGACGAAATAGCCAAGTCAATAACGACCGGAAAGTACGGTGTCAAAACCGATACGGGGCGGCTGCGGTCAAGTTTTGCGCAGGGGGATCAAAATAATATTTTTTCGTTGACAAATTTTTCCGGTGGTGTACTCGGCACGATTGGATCGAATGTAAAATATGCAGCGATCCAGGAAAGGGGCGGCACGATTGTCCCTAAAAATGCAGGGGCACTTGCCATTCCGATCAATGATGAGGCAAGGCATAGAAAACCGCGATCATTTAATCTCAAGATGATTAAACGACAAGGCAGGCCGCCGCTACTGGTACGGGATGTAGGGGGAAAATTCAAACGGTCAGATATTATGTATGTTCTGAAAAAAAGCGTTCGGATACCACCGCATTATTATATGCGGAATACAATGCTTGCAAGACGGGTCGCGGCGGCGCGTATTTTCTGGGATACAGTTAAAAAATCAATAGGGGTGACAAAGTGAGCCATGCCATATCAATACGCGATAGCATTATGTCTAATATTTTAGCGACATTGCAGGGAATATCTGTTGCGAATGGTTATCTTACGACCCCGAAATTGATATCAAAGGATCGTATCAAACTACCGAACGAAACGCCACAGGATAAATTTCCTTGTTTGTATTTTATAGACACCGACGAACCGAAGACGGACGAAGGTGGGCAAGAGACTCAGGGCAATCTGCAAATCGTCATAACTGGATACACAAAGCAGGCGCGTGGCGGTGTTGAAGGAGAAGTCCAAGAGGACATGAGAAAATTATTGTGTGACGTTGAAAGGGCTTTAACGGTAGACGCAAGCCGGGGCAATAATGCGATATGGACCCGGATAGACGATGTTAAAACTGACAAAGGGTGGTGGCATCCTTTCGCAGTTTTTGACATGATAGTAACCGTGGTGTATTCATACACATACGGCCAACCAAATATTTAAGGAGATAATTATGATTTCAAGATTTTTCACAGGAAAAGCGGACTCGAACCTCAATGATAGGGGAAAAATCCAGTCGGGCGATATGTACATATCGAAGTACGAATTTAAAGGGAAGGCGACATGGGACGATGCCGCTAAAACTTTTACCCTTGATACGACAGACACGATCGTGGACGATGCTTATAATTCAGCTATGAAAAATTTGCTTGTCTATGATGATAATGGGAAAGTGGCATGGGCTAAAGTTACCGACACAGCCGGGACTGCAAAAACCGTTACGATTGATGATACTGATCTGTATCTGCTTGAAGACGGAGTCACCCTGGCCACGTTGACCGACGCTACAGAGTACGACGTTAATATATTAACGCCAACGGCTGCAGGTTATGACTATTCGGGCGAATATGGATCATTTGCCGGGTACGTAGAATTGTCTTTCAACATAACAGAAGAAAACGTCAAACTTGATTATGGTGTGCCGTCAAAAACTGTTTGGAAAGACCGCGTCGGGATGACCGTCGAATTGACTGGAAACACAAAAATGGTCAGTGAATCCAACACTCTTGCAATGGCCTTAAAAGCTGTTCTGTATGGAAAACAGACTGGACAAGCGTCTTATGGTATTTCGACAAATCCAGGACCGTCAGAGGATTTCGAATATATGGTCGCTGTTGTTGGTCGTGATCGTGGCGGATTGCTTGGTGTTGATTATTGGTGGCGATGTCAGGTTGAACCGAGTGGGGAAACGCCGTATTTTAATAAAGAATACAAAATGTTTCCTTTCCGGGCTGACGTTTTGGCTCACGGGTTTTTCCCAGAAGACAAAGCTGACTATGCTATGATGGTTCGTCAAATGGAAGGTAGTTAAATGATCGAGCTTGCCATAATAATTGCTCTTGCGCTTTTTATAGCTGTTTTGATGTTTGATTATGTCAAGCTCAGATTGTCTTTGTCGAAGTATAACACAATTTACATCGATACGGGTGGGGTGAAAAAATCCCCGCCCGATTTTATTGACACAATGCAGGGGAAAACGCTTAATATAAAAGTTAACAAAAAGCATTCTGTGACAATCCAGCATTTTGGGTTTTTTGAAAATTTGTTTTATGTTGATCGACTTTATGTTTTGTATAATTCAATGGTCAATTTTATGGACGAAATAAGCGGCCTCGATATTGACGACAAAACGCGCAAAAAAAAACAAGTTATAATCTATCGGGTATATTCAGAAATCGGAAAACTTATATATAATATATCGAAAAAGTGGGGAAAGAGAGGGTATAAAAATGCTTTTTTTAAAAAATTTTATTCAGATACTGACTGGGTGTATTCATTATCCGAAGAGTTGATCAAATATTGGCTTTTAGTTAAAAAAAAAATTTCGTTTCTACCGGGGGGGATCGAGTTCCCACAGACTCTTGGCGATCCTCAATTCTTTCGCTCATTAAGCGTGGATTCGACCGGGAAAGCATCAATCAAGCCACGATGCGATATATTTTTGAACTAAATGCCGAAATGGCAGAAAGCGAAAACATAGAACCAAAAAGGAGAAACACATGAATTCACATTTTGCGGCTGGCGGCCAAGCATACCGAGAAGAAAATGTCACTTTTGACGAAGATGTATCACCAAATTTTTATGATGGGTTATATATTTCAGCATCAGGAACTGTAGAATATGTCCCGGCAGGTCAAGACGTATCAGTCGTCAAGCCCTTAGATAAGGGATGGCATCCGGTGTGCATAAAAGAAGTAAAAGCTGCGGGGACGACATTAACAGAAAACCAAATTTGGGGAACGAGGTCATATAAAGCATGACCTATAACTGGATTCCCAAATGCGATTTAGCGACGTCTTTTGGCAAATATAAAAAAGGCGTATTATACGAAGGGTTGACACGGGAACAAATGCTTGTCCTGTGTCCATATACTGATATTGATAAGCTTGACAAAATGAATATCTTATTATATTGTATTAAGTGTATATATGGCCAAAATCCTTTATATGGACACAAAAACGCACGATGTGGTGCAGTACCAAAAGGACAATATCCTGACAAAAAGGATTTCATAGCGGCAGGATTTAATCCTGATTGTGAAGAATACAACTAAAAATTAAGGATTGAATGATTGTTGCTATGTTACGTAAGCGATGTTAAGCAATGAAAATATAGGCGAAATATAAATATTAAGTGTATCAAAAGTTAGAGGAAAATAATGGCAGTTGAACAACCGACAACAAATACTTCACTTGGGCCGAATGTCCATGAAAAAATGCACACTGTTATAGGTGTGGATTTAGCAGCCACGGATCAGTCGGTAAGGATACAGTCTGACGATAGATTTGAGGTGTGCAATGGAAAATGTGGCTTTACTCCTGAAGGTGGTCTATTTATAACTTTAACAAACAAGACAGGCGGGGCGACTACTAAAGGTTATATAGCACATCCTTCGAATGGTACTGCGAATGCTTTTTCATATGTTGCTACCAATGAACCCGATATTATTGGCGTTGTATATGATGCAGGGATTGCAGATGGTTCAGAGTGTAGAATAGTAATCGCAGGAATAGCTGATGTTTATGTTGGGGCAGACGGTGCAAGCCTTGAGGATTTGGTAAGGGCTAATGCTACTGGGGACACAACTACAACAACTGGTGTTGCAACTGCCGAAAGTGTACCAACTTCACCCTTTTCTACTGATAAGCATTTTCAAGAAGTTGGTCACGCAATAGAGGCAAGAGCAGATGCGGGTCTTATTAAATGCGTAATACATTTTAACTAAAATGAAATGGCAAATACAAGGACAAAAATATTCGGTGCAAGTGATGTTGATTTCGGTGATAGCGATTATACTTTCGGGGGTGGTGGCGTGGCTGACAGATGGTGGAAAGGTATAGATACAGATTGGGAAAACACGGCAAACTGGAGTACCACAGAAGGTGGTGCTGGTGGTGCGTCTGTCCCTACGTCTTCGGATAATGCTTATTTTTCCGCTACTTCGGGCAGTGGAGATTGTACTTTAAGTGCAACGTCGAATTGTGCTGTACTTCTAATGACCGCCGCTGCAACTGGCGGAACGGACGATTATCCTGGTACTTTCGACGCTAACGATCAAAATATAAACATAAACGGCGATGTTGTTCTTTTTGGAGATATTGCCGCAGGTGCAGGTACATGGACGGTAGCTGGCAATTTTGACAACGACGGATGCACGTCTTATGATGACGACATTTCCTTAATAGTCCTTACAGGTACAGGCAAAACGCTAACATCAAATAACACAAACGAACTTAAAAATATTACTATTGATGGGGGCAGCATTACTGCTGTCAATCCTTTTTTGTCCGATGGAGTTGTTACTATAATCAATAGCGGCACATTATCTATCCCCACAGGAGTAACTTTTACCCTTGGGGCAAATGCCGATTTGATAATTTCTTCGACAGGCACTAATACTTTGACAGGCCTGGGAACTTTAAAATTAAATTTAGGTGCAATGTTATCCGAGCAAAGCGGGACTATAGATGTCGCTGTACTTGATATACGTGGTGCTCATACTACGTTTGCCGCTGGGACGTATGCGTGCGGCTTTGTCGATTTTAGAAATCAAGCATTAAGCACGACGACAGTGACCTTTGCGTCTGGAACTTATAATTTTACCGGAGCAAGTGGGGTACAGTTCATAAACACAAATGCGGCGGGTAGTCATATACTTGATATGAGTACCAATAACCCTGTGGTAAATATTACAGGGCCGTTAGTGATGAATAAAGTCGCTGGGACGTTAACGTTTACTACTGGTAACGGCGCAAAGTCTATAACTGGAAACGTCACGCTTGTAGGCAATGTTACTTTCGGTTCGGATACATGGTCAATAGCTGGCAATTTTGATTGTTCTGCGATGAACAAAATTTCCGGCACAGAAGTAATGACGATGACCGGAACGGGTAAAACTTTTACTGGTGGGACATCGACTGCAACAAGACCCAGCAGACTAATAATTGATACTGGCGCAACGATTACGACAACCTCTTCAAGCCAGGCAAATGTATATGAATGTCTTGGACAGCACACGCTAATAGGGGCACTCTTCACGGTTTTGGGCGATGTGGATATGGGGGCAGCGGGGGTTATAACAGGCACAGGGACTTTACGTCTTTTAAGAGCGTTAGGTTCAACATTTACTGGTCACGCCACAGCGACTATAGATTGCGCCTCCATTACTTTTTCCAGGGAGGCAACGATTAATTCAAACGGAATGACGTTAGATACTAATGTCGTCCTCGACCAGACTGCCGCGTCAAATTATACGATTACGATCGCAGATGATATGATTGTGACTGGAAACTTGTCCATTGAAGCTAATTCCGGGGCTGTTTATACCATTGACAATTCAGCTAATCCCAATATAACAGTCAGCGGAAATTTCACTATTTCAACCGCTGGTGGTACAATAAATTATTTAAAAGGAACAGGAACTATAACAAAGACGGGTGCAGGATCAGGAACACAAACATGGAATTTTTACGGGAAAAATGTTGAAGCGATTATAATTAATGATGCTGGTTCAACAACTCAATTCACAGGATCATTTACAACCTCATTTTTAACCGTAACTGCAGGAATCGCAGATTTTCAAGAAGGATTTACAAGTGGTGATTTTACGGCAGAAGGAACGGTTATTTTTGACCCATCAAAAGGCTATGATATATCAAACCCAGCAGGCGCAGGGATATTACAAAGCGAATCACCGCCAACAGTAGCGTATATTAATTATACCGGTGATAATGATTTTGTCGGTACTTTGCAATATGTTGTTTTGGTTGACAATGATAATTCAATTATTCCAAAAACTCTACTAAATCAATTAAAAAATAAAATATAATGTCAGTCACCGAAGAACTAAAACTATTAATCCGTGCCGAAACAAAACAGGCGATCGACGGCATTAAAAAAACGTCGGGCGCAGTTAGTGGTCTTGGAAAAGCGACTAAAAAAACAGGAGCTGATACCGGTTCGGCTACCAGCGAAATGACCTCAAAGTGGGCAAAGGCTGCCGCTGGTATTACTGCTGCCGTTTTTTCTGTAAAAAAAGCGCTTGATTTTGGAAAAGCATACGCTGATTTTCGGCAAGCCGCAGACGCAACGCAAATACAATTCGGCGTGAGTGCAGACAAGATAATAAAAAAACTTGGTGCGGTAAGCGCCGGGACCATTTCGAATAAAGATATTGTACTCGCAGCTAACCGGACGATGGCCTTGAACGTCACAAAAGACCTCGATAAAATGTCGACGCTCTTGGATTTTGCCAGACTTCGTGCGAAGGCGATGGGGATCGGCGCGACGCAGGCATTTTCGGACCTAACGACAGGTATAGGAAGAAATTCTCCCTTGATTTTGGACAATCTTGGAATTATCACCAAAGGTTGGGCCGAACACGCAAAGGCTGCCGGACAATCGTATGACGCTCAATTTATTTTAAATAGAGTACTCGCACAGGCTGGGACAGAACTACGAAATGCTGGAAAGCAAACGAAGACCGCTGCCGAACTATTCCAAACTTTTAGTGCTACTCTTGAAAATGTAAAAGTATCGATTGGTCAAAAATTGTTACCTGTAATTAGTCCTTTTTTGCGCGGCCTGTCTAATCTGCTAAAAATCTTTTTAGAACTTCCATCATCGATACAATCGGTAGCAGCAGCTTTAGGCGTTCTTGGCCCAGCCGTCGGTGGTCTTTTTATCGCCCTGGGGCCGCTTGGCTTAAAAATTGCGGCCGTTGGGCTTGCCTTGACTGCAGTTGTTAGTGTTATCGGGAAAGTCAGTAAAGAAATGGAAAAGGGGAAGGAAAGTTTTGAAGCGTTTACTCAGGTCTTAGAAGATTCCGTCCCAATTATTGGATGGGTTTTCAAAAATCTACTCGACGGAATATATGATGTTATCGAAGCGTACGGAAAACTAAACAAAGCACAGAATGACGCACTAACAGTTAATAATAAAGAGGTTTTGTCTGTTAGTGCAAAAATAAAAAACAATAAAAGATTAATCGAAATATACAAAAAATATGTAGATCAATATGGACGTGGTACAAAAGAAGGTAACGCATATATCAGAATGTTAAATCGTGAACGCAAGGAACTTGCAGAAAACGAAAAGCAAATGAAAAAATTACAGGTCGCTACTTTCGGAAGACCCACCAAGCCAAAGCCAAAACCAAAAGCCCCAAAAGATGACGAAGTCCTCAAAGCAGCCAGAGCCGAAGCAAGGCTGAAAATTGCTATTGAAAAAGAAGCCCTTGCGCAAATAGAAGCCGAGCGAAATCAGTTTGAAGTGAAAACCAGACAGGACGCAGACAGGGCGGTCGAATTAACCGAAAGGGAAGCCAATCACAAAATAAATATTGTACGCGCTCAATTAAAAGCCGAACTTTCGGACCGGAAAAAAAGCAGAAAAGAGCGTGAGGCAATCGCCATCGAAGCAGAAACCGCAATTTTTGAAATCGAAGCCGATGCACAGGTTAAAAGCGTGGATCTTCTTAAAAAGGCCGAAGCTGCCGAAGAGAAATCAAAAAAGAAACGGTTGGCAAATGAACGGGCGTTCTGGGATGCCGTTCAAAACTTAGCTGCCCAGGGCGTGCAGGCTACGACGCAAGTAATATCGACGCTGAATAATAATCGTATCCTTGAACTTGAAAACCAAAAGGAAAAATACAAAGAGCTGGAAGAGGCGGCAGCCGAAGGTGCCATCGAAGAACTCGAAAGGCGTTTCGATATTGAACAGGAATTAATTGAAAAACAGATTGACGCAGAAATTGAGGCAGAACGCGAAAAGAATTCCGAACTTCTGGCGATCGAGGAAGAATATCTCAGGGATAAACAGGCGCTCGAAGAAGAGGACCTTGAACTGAAAATTGAACGTGCTCAAATAGAACTTGCCGACAAACAGCTACAACGAGAATATGATCTTAATGAAGACGAGCGCCAAAAGCTGGAACTTGAATTGCGTGAAATGGAGCATAATCTGCGACGTCTCCAAAATCAATTGTTTTACGAACAGAATATCGAGGCTCAAAAAGCCGCCAGCGACGGGAAAATTGTCGAACTTGAAAGTTCAAAGGACGACAAATTAACTACACTCGAAAAAAAGAAAGCTGAAGATCTTGCCAAAATAGATGCCAAAAAAAACGAAAAGCTTGAAAATAATCAAAAAAAACTTGATGCACAAATAAAACAAATAAATAAAGAAAATTTTGAAACAAATAGAATAGCCAAATTATCAGAAATAGCCTTCCGTACTGCTGGTGCTATCATGGGTATATGGGATAAGTTCGCATGGAATCCACCTATCGCTGGACTTTTGACTGGTGGTGCTGCGGCAGTATCTGGTACTCAAATAGCAGCTGTAGCAGCCGAAAAAAATCCTTACTCATTCGAAAGCGGTGGACTTGTCACACAGGACATGACGATGGTCAGGATGGGCGAAGGCAACAAACGCGAATTTGTGTTGAATAATCGACTGACAGAAATGTTTTTGAATATCGCTAATTCTTTGCGTGGCGGTCAATTCGGAAATAGTTTTAATGGCCCTATAAATGTACAGGCAAGCGATGCCCAGCAATTCGTCCGGTCCGTGGACGCATTCAGATCACGCGGAAATCGTTTCGGGGATAGGTTTTAATGTTTCAAGGATTAAAAATTGAAAGTGCTGACGGGGTTTATTTATTTGAAGACGGAAACGGATTCGAGGCGTCAGAATGGCGCGAAGATATCGCAAACACCCCGAAGCCGGTAACTCAATATACAATTGGTGGTGTCCCAAAAAGGTCTGTTCCGCCGCAGCGGTTCACCGTTGCCGTCAATATTGTTTTTTCGTCATATGATGAATATAAAACTTTTCATGATTTTTATTATGAATCTTCAATTGATTATTTATTCATAACGTTTTCTAATAATCCGCCAAGTAAATCTACTAATATTTTAGCGATGGCTTTTGTCGACGAACTTGTATATAAGAATCTTATGGGGAACTCTATTGAGGTCGCTTTTACCATCGAAGAAGTGCCGCACATATTTGAATCGTGAAAAATTTTCCAAATGATACAATTCAAGAGTTTGTTTTTCGAAATCAATATTATTCGAATTATTTTTGCGGATATTATATCGAATACCAAGATGATTTAGGTGTTTGGCGTGTACTCCGTGACGTTTTAGATTTTAGCTTTCAACGGCGATCTGACAACGAAGAAACAACTGTATATCAATTAATGCCGACGGCTGATACGCTATCATTCAGAGTGTTTAATTTACGAAATAAATACACGATAGGTGCTGGCGGTCAATATGATGGTGTAATTGCGACGGATCGTCTATGCCGTCTAAAATTATTTTGGCGCATTCCAGAAATCCTTGACCAATCATCCGAAGAAACAGACCAGCTTGTAGGTGCTGAAATGTATCACACCAAAAAAAGTGGGTCAGATATTATTCTTGATATTGCGTCGGCTGCCGCTTCCCCTCAGTTTTTTCCGGATTTAAATCTTTACGGGTCAGAAACTTACGGAGATTCAACATATGAAATACCGGGATATTATGTAACCGAAGCCGTATCGACCGACAATATATTTCTAAAAACTTGGCAGGATATAGAATGGAAAGAATTGAAAGTGACAAAAGCCGGGTCAGGAAAAATTACAATGCGTTACCGGACAAAAATAAACAACACGTGGGGCGCATGGTCAATCGAAACCGAACTAAGTACTGGAATTAATATAATTGATATTGTCGATATCGAAGCCGAA